ATGAGCCGCGGGAGAATTATTAATGTGCGCACCTTTATAGACTGGGATTCGGCGAGAAGGATTTTATCTACCGATACTCAGAGGGGGCGAAACGACCTTGGCCTAAGATCTATGATGGAAATACAAAACTTCATCGCAGAGCTACTCCAAAAGCTAGATAGCGGTGGGCACTTTCGAGTGGATTACCGAATATATCACGGCTGGCACAGGGGAACTACTAAGACAGATGACTATCGAGAGTTTGAAAAGATTTCTGCTGGCAGCGAACTGAGCAGAAGGCTTGGTAAATGCTCGTTTTCTCCGAGTGTGGCGTTTGGTAATGCGTTGTTATGTGGCGGTAAGCGTAGCATGCTCTACAATACTTTGCGTAAACGTATCGACACTCAAAAAGATGAGCAAAAAATGGTTGATACCGCGTTGGTTAGCGATCTTTTGACTTCGGTTCGGAATGATCGAGGTTCTATACACATAGTCGTTGGCGACGACGATGATCTGATTCCAGGAGTGATAACCGCGGACAGTTGGGGGGCAAAGGTTATACTTGCCAGAGTAAGGCGCGAGTTTGACAGTGCGCATTTAAATGTAACTGATCTGATCCACAGAAGGCATTCTGCATGAGTACTAATGGGTATGATGAGATTTTTGGCCCCTTCGCGGATCCTGCTACTGATATAGTTTTCGAGGATAAATCTGGTGAAATCTTCATCAATATCAGCCGTAACGGCGAAGCGCGCCAGTATGCAATTAATGAAACGAATGGGCGAGTTCGAGATACTTTAAATAAACGTGCTTATCCAAACTTGAACTCTTTGTTGGCATCAAGTGAATTTGCCGATCTGAGGTCGTTGGCTTCGACTCAGCTTCGAATGTTGGCAAGTTTTGGTAGCAGTCCGTTTCTAAGCCCTAACTATACCTCATCTGAATCTAATGGCATGGTGACAGGCCTTGAACACTTAAGCTCTATGCTTGGAGCTACCGAGAAAAATACTACAAAGATTGTTCTGCTTGACGGGCCTGCGGGAATAGGAAAAACTCACCTTTTACAGAGGCTAACATGGGAGCGCGCTAGGGATTATTCTTCTTCTGGTAAGAATTCTCCAGTTTTATATATAGGGAGCCGTGGCGCTAAACTGTCTAATCTCAGAGCGGAGTTGGCCGCTGCCACTCAGCAACTTCGTGCAAGTTTTACTTTTGATCAGGTCCCTATCTTGGTTAGACGAGGATTGTTGGATCTCGCAATTGACGGCTTTGATGAGCTTGTAGACGCAGATGGTTATCATGATGCTTGGCACGCCCTACAAAGTTTTCTAGCCGAGATATCTGGTTCAGGAATATGCATATTGGCTGGGCGCGATACCTTTTTTGATCAACAAGGGTTCTTGGCCCGCCTTGATGCAAGCAAACACTCCATCCGACTTGTACAGGTGCACCTGCTTCTTGCGGACCCTCAACAAGCTTTAAAGTGGCTGCGTCAAAACAAATGGTCCGATGACGGTATTTCAGCTATTCAATCAATTCTTAAGCATAACTCTTACGCCTTGAGGCCTTACTTTTTAAGTGTTCTTGCAGAGCGTCCGGATTGGGAAGCCGATGAGCGCTCTACCACTGTGCGCAGCTTCTTAGTAGATCGCTTTCTTGATAGAGAATCCCAGTTAATCAAAAAAATGCTTGGGGGGGATGATATCCAAATTCGAGAAGCGCTCTGCAGAATGTTTGAGGATGCCGCTACAGATATGTTCGAGAGGGAACAGGGCGAAGTAGACGTTGAATATCTTGGCCTCTTGTGTGAGCTATCCTTCGATGGCTTATTTCCTCAGGATGACATAAGAAAGCTCACACATAAAGCGGGGAGTTTTGGGCTGCTGGAGCCAGGCGCATCTGTCAGAATGAGAAAGTTTCCTCATTCGGAAATACTACACCATTTTTTGTCCAGAGCATTGTTGGACGATTTATACGAGGGCAAGGTGAGCCTTGCCCTTCGCAGAGGAGTACTTGGCGGCGATTTTTTGGAAGTTTTTCAGGATGTCATAGAGCATGAATCCGCATTTGCATTAAAAGGTGCGCTATCTAATCTAATGGGCTTAATCAGTAGCGACTTCTCAAGTGATCGCCTCCAAGCGAACGGCGCTGCCATTTTGCTGGCGTCTCTATCAAGAAGCCTAGATTCTGATCCGCGAATTTTAAAGAATCTTCAAGTAAACGAGTGCTCATTGTCTGGGCACCTAGCAGCATCTGAATTAGAAAGTCTAAATATTTATAGGCTTGACGCTCGAGGGGCTGATTTTTCAGAGGTGATATTTACCGATGTAGTCGTATCTATGTTGATAGCAGATAACTTGACAAAGTTTGGCTTAACCAGGCCGACGGTTTCGACCATACATGTTACCGATGACTTCAACATTGAAACGATTCATGAGCCACATGCTATTAAAGAATGGCAAAATGCTCATGGTGCCACTGAAGATATAAACTTTGACGAAATTCCGTTGTTCAGATTTTTTGAGCGAATCTGCCGCAAGGCTATACGTCAGTTCTATTTCAAATATAGTGACGCTGATCCCGACCCGACTAGCGAATTTCTTATTGATCCTATGTGGCCTATCTTAGCAGAAATATTGAGGAAGCACGGACGTTTGGATGAAGTCTTAAAAGCTGTAAGTGGTCCGCCTAGTATGATGTATCACATTCGAGATCCTAAATCTTTGCTGTTAGCTCAGGAGCAAAGCTCAATTAACGTTATTAATGAGGTGGTCGGAGTAGGAAGAACCATTTAAAAGTTGACAAAGGCCCTCTCCCTCGAGAGTGCGCTCTGTAGCAATCAGCATCAGGCAGGTGCAGCCCCTTCATGTGTAAAGGGCTGCAGTCGGCCAAAGATCGAGCTTTAAAAAAAGGGCGTTATCGCCTTGCCCGTTTAGTCTAAAGTAGGCGTCTGGATCGCTACGCTGCAACATTGGGGCCATTCAGCCAATGGCTGTGGTAGTACCAAATTTTGTGCAGTAAGTTCCAGTATGAATAAGCTTATCCAGCATGACCTGGTAAGACGGCCAGTTCAAGCAACTCTACCCATAAGCTGGTTTTGCTCCTTGGCCGCCTTTGCTCTTTGTCGATCAATATACTCAGCCAAATCCTTCAAGTGAATTCCAAGAGCTGCTTTTTGTGTGTCAGCTCCCAGTCGAACAACCGGAATGTCTATCTCGCCGTCAAGCCTTTTGCGTTTGAATTTCTCGACTGTTAAGTGCATGTAATCGGAGCACACTCGATCTAAGGGGATCACTGCTTGCCCGTCATACTGGGCCATCAGCAGGAATAGAGTGTTCATAGCTTCACCTGCTTAAGCTGCCTGCGCGCTTTGTCGCGCGCTCCTGTGCGGCTCATGCTGCTTTTCCCGTATTGGTCAGGCTCTCAGCCAGTCCAGTGCTTCCTCGAATCTCGCATAGGATTCGCAGCACAATGCTGTTCAGTTGCTCAAGTTGGATTGTTGCCCGCATACGCCATGGCTCTGTCCCCTTCATGTGCACCCACGTTTTATGGGCCAGCCCCAGCGTTATGGCTGTGTCTGAGAGAACCTGGAGATCGGTTTTGGTGATCAAGCAGGTGCTGCGCGAGTTCAACTGCTCTTCGAGATGCCTGATAGCGAGGTTTTTGAGTTCGATAGTGTGCAGAAACCCTTTGCGGTCGCGTTCTCGGCGGCGTGCAAGCATTGCTATGTCTGCATTCAATGCGTCCATGCGTGCGCTGCTGTCGGCGATACCTGCGGATTTTCCTGCCCAGTACGACCTGCGTAATGCCCGCTTGATTGCTCTCCGTATGAAGACGGTGAGCAGCAGAAAGCAGACCGCTAGGCCGACCAGAATGATGGTGTGCTGTGCTTGCATGTGCTGTGTCCTTGGGAATGAGCCCGTCGCCGGCTCGGTGGTGAGAGGACGGCGACGGACTGACGGGGGCTGGTTATGCCAGGGTGAAGCTGCCGATGGTGAGGTCGGTTGCTTCGCCCACTTCTTCTGCTACGACCTGTTTGAATTCTTGCGCGAGGTTTTCGCGAAGCTGAGCCTCGCCGATCCAGCGCAGCCGGAGCACGGGCTGGTCGCCTCCAGTGAGGACTGCAACACGCAACTGGATGGTCTGAGCCTGCAGGCCTTCATAGGGAATGACGCTGAATAGCAGCTCTGCGGGAAGTCCGTCTGCCGATTTGGCTTCGATCTGATCCATTGCTGAACGGGACGCGCTCATGTCACCGACGATGTGTTCGCTTTTGCGGGCCTGCTCGATGGTGATCGAGCGAATGGCACCAGCAGCTCGGCGCAGATCTATATCGGCACCGTCCGGGGTCAGCGCTGTCAGGTTCGGTGCCCAGTCTTCAATGAAGTCGCTCAGCTCTTTTTGAGTGTGCTTAGACCCGGCTGCGCGCTCCAAAGCGATAAATGCGGCAGTCTTCTTCAGGGTGAGCTTGGCGCGAAAGTCTCCGTGCCCAGGGTTGTCCTGATTGCCGAGGTTAAAAAAGACTGTGCACGTCATGTCGTCGCTATCAACGAAGCCTGATGTGTTGCCATCTGCCTGGTTCAGCACGTATTCGCTGAAGTCCTTCAACGACGAGGTTTCAAGCACGCCTCGAAACCGGCTGCGGGTCTGCTGAAACTTCTCCAAGCTGACGACATTCACGGTCGCGGGTAGGGCGATTGAAGGTGTGAAGGTGTCCAGCGCCTTGGCGTTTGCGATTACGGCGGTGTCTTGGATCAACTGAATTGCTTTGGCTTCCATGAATCATTTCCTGCTGTGGTGAGAGGTATGGAATAGGGTTGATTTACGATCTGGCAGGGACGGGTGCGGCGTTGCGATCAAACATCTGGTCTGCCGCAGGTGTTTCAGGGAACAGCGTCAGCCGACCGCCTTCGCCGACGTACATTGGCGTATCGAGGGTGGTGTCCTCGGTGCGGCTGCCGCGCTTGGTTGGCACTTTGTAGGCCAGCTTGTGGTTGACGGTGACCTGGTGGCTGTCAGCTATTTGTTTGAGCGAAAACGTGAGCGTCACGGTGCCGACCTTTTTGTTGTCGACGACGCCTGCAGCAACCTCGGAGAGCGCATGGCCGATCTGGTTCGCGAAGACGCCTGCGTTGAGTTCGCCGATGAACTCGGCTGTGTCCGTGGGTTTCATGTCCTGTGCCTCTGGTTGTTGTCACTGGAAGGCAGTGACCACCTCTGAATCAGGCCGCTTTCAACTTGGCCTGTGCATCGAGATAGGCCGCGAGGTCGTGCAGGTACACCACTGGCTGGCCCTTGTTCGATCCGCCCAGCCGAGTCACCTTGAGGTTGATGCGGCCCGCGTTGATCTTGCGGAGCAGGTAGCGATCACTCGATATGTGCGAGAAATACCGCTCCCGCACAGTGCTCAGCGTGGGGCAGGGTGTGGCGAACTCTTCCCGGAGCTGACTTAACGTCTCACTCACGCAGGATCCTCCCCGTGCCCCTCCTTTTGGGGCACCAACTGAAGGCGAATCAGCTCCGCGAGACCCTCTTTCGATTTGCCGGTTGCAGTCGCGCACAGGCGTCCCTTTGAATCTGCCACCACAGCGCCGTATGGACGCTCTGGGCAGCGTGTTGGGGTGACATACGCGACCTGGCCTTCAAGCAAAACGGCATCGACCATCCGAAAAACTTCCGCCAGTTCGGCGGTGACAGGCGGCAAACCATCCAGCATGCTGAGTGCCTCTGACGTCGCTCCGATCAATGTCGAGCGACTGACGATGGTTGGGTGGTTCAGGTGCATAGGAACCAGTTTCAGCGCGCCTACGGCGTGAGTAATTGCGTTCAAAGTCATGCTGCGGCGTCCTTCTTCGTGGTGGTGATTCCGAGCTGGTCCGAAAGCCAGGTAACACCCGCCTCCTTGACCATCACCACTGCATAGTGGCTGTAGGCGTGGATGTTCTTGTTCCAGCGGCTGCGCGAATCTTCGTACAGGTAGCCTTGGTCGCGGTGCTTGGGGGCAAGCTCGCCTGCCTGGGTCAACACGCCGATCTCGCGCAACGTCGCTCGAAATGCCCGTGGCTTCATTCCGAGAATCGCTGCTGTAGCGTCTAGGGTTCTGTTCATGAGGGATGCCTCAAGCTACAGCGAGCAAACCGCGTGAGCGGATGGCGCGATACAACTCGTCCAACGCCTCGTACAGCGCTTGAAGGCCGCTGTCGTTGGTGAGGACTAAGTCGTCTGGGTGGACTGACACACCGGCTTCGCTGATGTGGGGATTCACTTCAACTGCGTCAGGTCGAGAAAGATGAATGACGGTCCCGCCGCGTTTGCGGATGAAGTCGGCCTCGTTTTCAAAGCGGACATCGCTCACCACAAAGCCCGGCACACCATCGAAAACCGCACTGAGGCAATCAAGGTTCTGTTCGGCAAGGTCGATCCACAGGTTGGCGCTGATCATGTGACGGCCCCACTCGGTGCCGAGCAGTTGCATCAACTGGCGAGGTGAGCGGCCCAGCCAGTCAATGGGCTGCTCTTTCTTGTCGCCCTCAAGGTCTTCAGGACTGAGGTTGAATATGGCCATGATGCCGTCGCGTAACGGGTCGGCGAATGCGTAGCACTCAAACCCGTGCTCGTGGGCCAGGTGGTGGGCGGCGGTGCTTTTGCCGGAGCGGGCAGGGCCGGTGAGTCCGATCAGGATCTGCTTCATGCTGCTTGCTCCCCTTCCGTTTGGTCGGTGGGTTGCAGCAGGCTTCGGACGAATTCCAGCAGGCCGATCAGTGAGGTGACGTCGGGATCACCCATATCCCCACCGTCATCGGCCGAATCAAGTACAGAGAATTCTCTTTTCAGCCAAACGTGCCGCCTGTGCAGAGCCTTTTTAATGCTGTCAGGAACATCGAAAGCCCCTATTTCATAGAAGCGCACATCAATCCGCTGCACATGGCCGGCGTAATCGAAAAAGCCTACAAGCTTTCCTTGGGCGTTGACCATCATGACCGTCGTCAGGATCTGGAGAATGGTGTCTTGGTGGGGGCTATTCATGCCGCGTCACCTCCCCATGGACCGAAGCCATCGGCTGCCGGTGCAGGTGCTGCTTTCGCGGTGCTGCTTTTTGGCTGGACGATCAACAGCAGGCCGGTTTGGCGCTGAATGGTGGCGATGGATTCGCGGTTGGAGGCTGCTGCCGGGTGGAGATACACCGGGCAGCGGGTGTTGCGATGAGTGGTTTGCATAGCTCGTACTCCGTGGTGAGAGGGGTGCGAGCAAAAGACTACAGTTTAGCTTGTAATTTAGTCAACAGGATTGCTTGTATTTTTTGGCTTGAGCGATTTTTTTGGGTCATGGAGCCACGATTCCGCGTGTGAGGTGGACAGTTCGCCAGTAAGCGTTGACAAGCACTAGCAATGGATCTGTTAATGTGACCCATTCGATTTTTTGTACATGCGTATCGCACTTAGGGTCACGCATGACCCTAAGTCCCTGAAGCCGACCGGGGGAATGGGCGAATGCGGTCCCTTCAAGAAATGGTTGGCAATTAGTGTTACTGTGCAGTTTCGCGAGTGAGTCAACTCTATAAACGCAAAATGCAAGGAGGCAAAATGCTGGATCTCGTTAACGTAATTTACAAGAAAGGCGAAGAGCTCAAGGAGCTCGAAATATTTGTTGGGGTGTGCAGGCACGCATTAAATAAAGCGGCTAAATCTTTGGAAGCGCTAGATTTGCGGCGCAGAATTGCGGAAGTGCTCGATGAAGAGCAAGAGTCTGAGTCTGAGCTGGAGGCGGCGAAGGAGCACGCAAAAAAGGTTTCTCAATTTGCAGAAAGTCAGCGTAAGGACGGATTGCCCTACTTGCATAGTCTTTGTGCGGTAAGACTTTGGGCTCTTACAGAGGCGATGATTGATGAGTTGGTTGTCCTCTCATTACTGACTCCTTCAGATTTTTTTGACCAAGCTCTTTTGGCGCGACTCAAAGGCCCGCTTATCGAGTTTCGTTCTGCGTCACCTGACGAGCAAGCTGAGTTTCTTGCCGAGACGCTCAAGCAGCTCGTAGACGCACCGTTGAAAATCGGAGCCGGTAAGTTTGAAGCTCTTTTAGCACCAGTAGGACTTGGGGGGAATATTACGGATGGCGTTAGAAGAACGCTGTATGAGCTAAGTCAAATTCGTAACATCATTGTGCATAAAAGTGGAAAGGCAGACCGCAGGCTAGTTGAAGGCTGCCCTTGGCTTAATTTCAAGAAGGGCGAAGACATCCACGTAACACTGAAGATGTTCGAGTGCTATCGGCTTGCTGTTTGCTGGTACATCATCGAAATTAGGGGGAGAATAGAATCTCTGTATTCTATAGAAAACGATATGGATTTAAGCTCTGTGCTACAAATGATAGAGGTGGAATTAGATAAGGCATCACTGGGTTTGAATTGCTCCGATGACTGATGGTTATGTTCTAAAATCAGCATTGACCTCGTTGCTCACGGTGATCGTATTGCTAGTTTTGAGCTGACGTCCTGCTTGCAGTCGCACAATCTTCATGCTTGGTCATTTGGTTTTGTATTCACCTGAGCACTGAATACCAGAAAACCCGGCCAAGAATTTTGATGTCCTCAAGCTGTATTCGATCCTGAGTATATTCCTCATCAGGGTACTCTTCTCGATTAAAGCTGCGCATTCTGATACCGCCTGACGGCAACCGATATAGCATCTTTACGCGAAGATGATCGTTATGGCTGAGTGCATAGATATCGCCATCTTTGATGACTTTCTTACTCTGATCTACACCTACTGTGCTTCCGTTAGGCAAGACTGGCTCCATGCTGGAGCCCGAAACGGATACACAAATCACTGCAGCCGGCTCGATACCTTGGCGACGAAGAGTGACTTTGCCAAAGCGCAGTTTCGCAGTGGAGTGTTGCTGGATCGCCAGGGTACCATTTCCAGCAGACAGCTCTACCTCCTTCAATAGTGGTACTTCTACTTCGTCGTTTTCTAGAGGCGTCTCATCATCCCAAACGTCAATTGCCCCAAGCAGCACTGCTTCCGAGTGATCTGCTTGTTCTGAATGCGCCGATTTTGGGTGAGGGTGGGCCAGTTCTTTTAGTGAAATTCCAAGAACTTGCGCAATCTGTAAGGCAAACCTGGTGTTCTGAGCGACCCCAGACTCAAACGCTGCATAGGTTTGCTGGGTGAAGGTTTCGTCGGGCCCTAATAGCTCCCGGACCTTGTCAGCAAGGGCCGTTTGACTGAGTTTGAGCGCCTTCCTTTTCTCTTTGAACAGCACGGCGGCGGGGGATGGGGTACGGGAGATTTTTTTCATGAGGGAATCTTACAAAGTAATTTGTATAATCTCCAACACGCTGTCCTGTTGCCTAAATACAAATTAGCCTGTAAATTGATTTTCGAACTTTCCATATCGAGGTTTCCATGAACCCATCACAAGACATGCGTGCTGCGCTGCTTGAGGCTGTTGAAAAGGCCAATGGGCAGGTTGCGTTCGCTGCTGCAATGTCATCGCTTGAAAGGCTTGTCTCCCAGCAAATCGTCTCCTACTGGATCAAGCGCGGAACGCTCCCCGCAGAATTGGTTCTGCGCACTGAGCTACTCACCGGGGTATCAAGGTACCGGCTACGTCCCGATGTATTTGGGGATTCTCCAGAACTGCACGAATCACACGCTGCTTAAAAGTCGCAGGGCCGGGGACCTCTCACCACAAGATTCCCCCGACCCAGCAACGGCAGTGCAAAACACTGCCGACTCCGCTGACCAGGTCCTCTCACCACAAGAATCACCTGGTTGGCTAGAACGATGAACCGTGCCGCACAGCACGTTTAGCACAGCACATCGGTCGTGGTCGTAGGATAGGGCGTGCCCCTGCCTATGGCTACACCGTAAACGGGGATTTTACGGTTATGAGTCGCACGGATCTTTTGCCTGACGCTGGTCAGGTGCTTTCGTTGCGCCAAGCGCTTTACCGCGCCGGACGCGACTACAAGGGCGGGGTCACCGCTCTTGCCCACGATATGGTGTTGGACAACGACACCCTCCAGAAAAAGCTGAAGCTTGATGAAGAGCGACGCTGGCTCAATCCTGACGAACTGGAAGACATCGTCCGGCTAACTGGTAGCCCGCTTTTGCTCGATGCTTTGATGCGTCCCGCCGGGGCTGTTTGGTATCAGCCCGAGCCCGTTGCAGCCACCCAGGACGCGCTCAAGTCGGTTGGCAAGCTGCTGACCGAAACGGGCGAGTTCGTGTCAGGCATGCACAACGGCGCTGCCGATGGGGTATGGGAGTTGCACGAAGTCGCTCTGCTGGAAAAGCAGGGTAACGACATCATTCGTGCGGTGCTAGGCATCATGGCCGGCGCTCGTTTGGCGATGGAGGATCGTGCCAATGGCTGACGATATCGACCGCGCCACAGAACAGGCGCAGTACCTACTGGATGTTGCTCTGTTTCGGCATCGCCGAATCCCGACCAGCATGGTCAGCGCACAGCTTTGTGAAGACTGCGACGACCCGATCCCTGAGCCACGCCGTGCTGCCATTGTTGGCTGCGAAACGTGCATTCACTGTCAGTCGCTGCGGGAGCAGCGTAGATGAGTGATCGTCCAACACCGCTTTCTGCTTGGGCACGCCGCTACTGCGAGACATTCAATTTTGCGTTAGTACCGATTCAACCGGGTGAAAAAGGCCCAAAGGGGAAGGGCTGGAATCAGCCTGGCAATTACATCGTTGATCCAGCCAAGGCCGAGGCGTTCTGGACGAAAAATCCAAACCATAACCTCGGCGTTGTATTGGGGCCGAGCCGGGTGTGTTCGCTGGACGTCGACGATATCCAGTGGACACGGTTCGTCCTGTACGAGCTGCTGGGCGTTGATCTGGATGCGCTTGCCCTGGCTTTCCCGACTGTCGTTGGTAACCCACTGCGGTTCCGGGTTTTGTTTCAGGTCCCGGAAGGGCTGGAACTGACGCGGCACTCGCTGTCTTGGCCCAATGAAAACGACCCGGACGGGTCAAAGCACAAGTCAATCATGCTGAAGGCAAACGCCGCTCGGGAGGCGGGCGATACGGCCAGAGAGGCCTTGTATCGAGCAGATGCCGAGCAGTACAAGCGGTTCACGGTGTTTGAATTGCGTGCAGGATTGGTGCAGGACGTACTGCCTCCCTCCATTCATCCAGGCACCGGCCAGCCATACACCTGGCGCACGCCACCTGATGCTTCGGGGCTTCCGGTTCTGATCGGCGACCTGCTGAATGTCTGGAACAACTGGGACGTCTTCAAGCGGGGAGCGGAGGCTGCGTGCCCATGGTTGCCGAAGGACGCCAAGCCTACTGGCAAACAAAAGCCGAAACCGAAGCCAGCCCCTGCAGGTGGCAAGCGGCCGTCTGTCATCGACGAATTCAACAACTGCCACGACGTCGAAGAGATTTTGCGCAGCCACGGCTATACCAAGCGCGGGGGAAAATGGCTGTATCCGCAAAGTAGTACCGGGCTGCCGGGAATCACCGTGGCTGAAGGCAAGGTGTATTCGCACCATGCGGCTGATCCGCTGGCCAACGGTCACCAAAACGATGCATTTGAAGTGTTCTGCTTGCTGGAGCACGGGGGTGATCAGTCCAAGGCGGTCAAGGACGCGGCGCGGATGCTCGGCATGCAATCGACCCGACCCAGCGCAAGCGATCTTCCCCCGGCCCCAACTGAGGGTAGCGACCAGTCAGATGCGGCAGAACCCGCTGCTGTCAGCGACGCCGCTCCTGCACCTGACGGGGGCGCGGGGGAGGAGCTGACCATTGAACAGGTACTACGCCGATTCGCGCTGGTCGAGGGCACGACGCATGTGTGGGATTTCGACAAGTCCCGAGCGATGAAGAAGTCGGCCTTTGAAGCTCGTGTAGGCAAGCCCATTGCCAAACTCTGGCTCGATGCCACCGACAAGAAGCTGATCGCAGACGATCAGGTGAAGGACATCGAGCAGGCCCGCAAAATGGCCGGCAAGAAAGGCGGTGCGCTGGGCATGCGGCCTACGGAACGTTATGTGTACATCGACGGAACCAAGGACGTTTGGGATCGAGAGAAGAAACGCCGGATTGCAGAGGGGGCCGTCAAGATGGCCTTGGGCGACACCTATGCGCTCTGGTTGAACAGCAGCGAGCGGCGGGTGGTGGACGTCGAACACATTGTCTTCGACCCGACCATGACCAAAGACCCCAGCATTTACATCAACACATTTGACGGCCTGCCATTGGAGCCGGTCAATGACGATGCGGCGTGCGCCAACCTGCGCTGGCTGATTTCATTCCTCTGCAACCATGATGAGGCTGCTGCACTGTGGCTGACTAGATGGCTTGCATATCCGTTGCAACACCTAGGGGCCAAGATGGACACGGCGGTGCTGATGCACTCCACCATGGAAGGCTCGGGCAAAAGCCTGTTGTTCGCCGACACCTTCGGCGCGCTTTACGGCCAGTACGCCGCGACGGTTGGGCAGACCCAGCTGGAGAGCAACTTCAACGCCTGGCAAAGCAGGAAGATGTGGGCCGTGTTCGAAGAGGTGGTCAGCCGCGATCAGCGTTACAACCAGGTCGGCAAGATTAAGCACTTGGTCACCGGCAAGACCGTGCGCATGGAGTCGAAGTTCATCAACGGCTGGGAGGAGGCCAACCACATGAACGCCGTGTTCCTCAGCAACGAGATCCTACCGTGGCCGATCAGCGACAGTGACCGGCGAATGTTGGTCATGTGGCCGATGGAAACCTTGCCGATCGCCCGACAGAAAGCCATCGGCCGGGAGCTGGAGAATGGCGGTGTCGCCGCGCTCTACGGCTGGCTGCTGCGAGTGGATCTGGGTGACTTCAATGAGCGCACCCGCCCGCCGAGCACTGCCTCACGCGAGCGGCTGGTTGCGCTCAGTCGGGCCGGGTGGCAAACGTTTCTGTACCTTTGGCGTTATGGCGAATTGGGCCGAGGGCTCTGGGGGGTATGTCTTTCAACGGACCTGTACGCCTTGTTCCTCGAGTGGTGTCAGCGCAACAAAGAGCACGTGATGAGCCAGACGAAGTTCTCGCTGTTCATCAGCTCGGAGGTGGAGAAGACCCGGTCAATACCCTGGACTGAACGCAATGATCGGCGCTTCGGCGCTTTCTTTGTGCCCGATGATCCTGAGGCTTCCCTGCCCCCATCAATGAGAGCGCCGGACTTGGGCATTGCCGTCGATGCCTGGCGGGCTAAGGCGCGCCTTGCGGGGTGGAACGTCGACAGCTGGGACCACGTGAAGGCGGTCGCAGCATGAGTACCTCTCAAAGTGTGTCGGGTGTGTTGGGTATGTTTTGGGTTGGTTTTGGCAACCCGACACAGATAAAACGCCCATTTTTCGCGGGGTGCAGACGTGTGTGCTGGGTGTGTTGGGTTTGGCGTCGCGTGCGCGCATGCGTGACGTTATTTACACCGGTTAAAGCGCAGTTATTTTTTCCCCATGCGAGGGCCTATAAACCCGACAAACCCAACACACCTAACACACTCTTTCTTAATTCATTGTCTTTAAAGGGTTTTAAGTGTGTTGGGTCTGTGTTGGGTAGGGTGTTTTGTGTGTCGGGTTCAGATTTCGAGAGGAAAGGGCAGTGATCAAGGAAATCGAAACGTTGATGGTGCATTGGGGCGAGCAGATGCGAGAGCGCGGCCAGGGCGGCGGATTGGGCAGCCAGATGGGGGCCATCATCGAATGGGGCGGCGCGCCACCGCGTGGCACGCCGGGTTCTCGGATGCTTGGCGGTGCTGGGTGCGGAATTGATCACATTGCCAGTGAGGTTCAGGCAGCAGTGGCAGAGCTAGAACGGTCAGGCCGCGCACCGCTGGCACGGTTGGCACTGGAGCGTTATTGCGCCATGACCACGATCCGGGAACAGATGAAGGCAGTCGGCATTGCTGAAGGTGCTGATCGCACTTATCGCAATTGGGTGGATCGCCTGCACCAGCAGGTCCTGTTGATTCTGACGCTGCGTAGCGGCTCAACCCGTGGCTACCCGGTTGGACCGCAAACCAACCGCCATCTGAAGGTGGCGACAGGTGCCTCAAGAGCGATTGGAATCCCTCGGGCGCTCTGACTGTGGAATAGCATTCACTTGACCACCTGCTTGCATTGGACTTGACCAGTCATTTCCATTTTTGCTGACCAGTTGTTTGCAGTTGATGAGTGTAGCTTGAATGGTGTTAGGCCTGGCGCTGGGCTTTTCCGTTCTACGCCTACCGACTTCTTGGGTGCAGATAGGAGGCTGAGCGCCGCAGCCTCATTTCCGCTTTCACCTCAAGTACCAGCCCGACGATGTCGCGGATCGTAACCAGTGCCGTCGTATCGATGCCTGTAACGGTGAACTCTTCCGCCTCTGTGCCTGGGTCGGATATCCGGATCGTCATCCGGCCACCCGGGGCGACGTTGCAGATACATTCCATTGGCAAAAACGCAGCCGCAATGATAGGCATCAGATCTACGCTGGATATCATTCGGGCATCCCTGTCGCAAGCCAGGAGAATTCCTAAGACCTACATCCCGCGGAGTGTAGGCGGCAATTCACACTTCGCTGATGCAATTACCTGTTAGCTCTGAATTAACTTCATGCTTACAGCCGTGCCCCCCTCAAGCAGATTTATATCCCCTCATTTGCGGTAAGTTCTGCGGTCGCGACACTTACATGTCTCGCAATGTAAATATCAGCTCGTCCCTTGGCGTGCGGCATACCCCGTCTACAAGCTTCCCGAGATAGCTTTCGTGCATTGAGTAGACAGCGCCATCCCTGACTCGAAAGATCACCGCTCGACCCGACCTGATAACCCCTTCGCTATCCATGGTGCCTAGCATGGTGTCGTTCTGGCCGTAGACGCAGAGCCTGACTTTGGTGACGTCCATGTTCTCTTGCTCCTTGGTGGGGAGCTTTAACCATAGCGGGCGTCTGAAACTCCGCTACACACTCCGACGGGCGTGTATCTCTTCGTGCAATGAGCCGAACACTTCGGTTCTAAATATCGCCCGTAGCGTTCATGACGCCGCTCGTAATGTGGCACGTCGAATCGCTGCGACGCCGGTATCTGGTTTGTAAACCTGGTTGGAGATTTAAGGACGGTATGCTTTTGGCTGTTCTCTGTCGGTCGTCACTACGGCGTACGCTGGTCAAGTCGAATGCACACGATTGGTCAGCACGAATGCAATTACGCGCTCTGACCGTTCGTCCGGGCGTGTTGTCGCATTGTGGTCGCATTCATGCTGTATTGCGGTCACATTTAGCCCAACCTTTAAACAGCCCTTTTCGGTTTTTCCGAACGCCGGTACAACGTGGGCACGATCTGCGAATTGCGTCTGAATCGCTGTCCGAGCACGTGCTGTGCAAGCTCCACCCAGCCATCCCCAGGCTGTCACCAACCCCGCTTCGGCGGGGTTTTTAATTTCAGCTCCCCCGGAAGGGTGGCAACCGGATGCGCACCATGCCCGATAAACCAGATACGTGGGCCAGGATCGTGGCGGCCATTTCAAATCCACTGTGGCAGGGCATGATCATGGCCATCGTCGTTTCTCTACTGCGCATCCTCTACGACGCCAAAGAAACCAGTAAGCGCCGGATCTTGTTCGAAGCGTTGATCTGCGGTTCGTTGAGTCTGGTCGCGTCCAGCCTGATTGAGTGGATGACTTGGCCGCCTAGCTTGTCGGTCGCGGCCGGTGGAACGATTGGCTTTCTTGGCGTCACGGCCATTCGTGAATTGGTGGCCCGCTTCATTGGCCGGAAGGTGGACTCCCTATGAAGGCTATCGCAGCTGCAATCATCATCGGGCTGGTGGGCCTGTTGCTCGTCGGCATTCAGCAGTACCGGGTCGTCGCTATCACCGGTGCCATGCAACTTGAAACAAAGAGCAAGAACGAAGCCCTCGCTGCCAACAAAGAGAGCGAGGCGACCATTACCACGCTACGGGCAGAAGCCAAGCGTAATGCCGACTACCAAGTCGATCTGAACAAGCGGCTCAAGGCCAGTGAAGACAAAGCCAAACGGGCGAGGAAAGATTTTGATGATCTCAAACGCACCAGCAAACCTGTTCGTGATTGGGCTTCTCAGCCTTTGCCTGATGGCCTGCGCGGGAAGCCCGCAGCCGGTGCTGGTAAAGACAACAGCAGTAAGGCTAGAACCCCCTGAGCTGATCCCTTGCGAACGCATCAACGCCGATGAGGCGGATCTTCGTTTGAACGGTGATGTCTGGGAGCTGAAGGATCAGGCCATCAAGCTGCTCGACACCTGTGCCGATCAGGTTGATGCCCAGATCCTGCGCAGCCAGAGCAAGTAGTCTCGCCCTAGCTGCTGGACGACGGCGTTGGTCGGTGGATTCGTCCTCCGATCGGCCAAGTGGGCGGGGACGCCGACTGACCTCGGCCCAGGCACAGCTACTAGCTGCGCTGATACAGGTAGTGAGGCTCAAGATAGAAAAACGCTATCTCAAAAGCGCGAAGCCGGCCTTGGCATCACTCCGTATAGTAAGCTTTTATGGGAACGTTCGGTGCTGGGAGTTCTATCTGCAGCGCCAGCATCGAGAGCTTTATGACATCCGCGCTCGTCAGGCATCCAAGCCTTCCGAAATTTTCTAAATGGCCGGTCAGCGAAGTGACAGCTTCTTGTTCGCCAGCAACCGCGCGCTTGCCTAGAGCTTCCAGGATGATCATCGCAAATTCAGGGTTTTCTACCGCATTTTCGTTGAAGTTATGCGCAACGGTTAAAATTAGCTCGGATATCTCAGGGCATTTCCTGTGTAGCTTATCAATTGCAATATATTGCTGAGGTGTGATTGGTAATGGCACAACGGCAGTCCCTTGCAAGATATGATAGGAAAATTCTATGCTTATTGCTATTTACTGGATTATGGGCGTCATTTGAACTTTGATCGCGCATGTCAGTCAATCGGTTTTTATTGCGCCAAGTGCCGTTGCGCGAGCGCTATTTGAAGCTAGGTACGCATCATGATGAATCTGCAAGACCATGTCCCGACCGAAGACGAGCGTCGGGCGCTCAGACATGACAGGGCGCGGACCCATTCATCAGCAAAGTCTGAACTTGAGATTTCTGTGACTGCATGCATGGATCAATGCAGCACGGATTCCGCACGCAATGCCTCGGACCCTGAGGGTGACGAAGGATTATCTGGCAATCAAGAATGTCGCTAAGCATTTACACCAAAGTTTGCGGATCACGCGGCGATTAGTCGTTTTGTTAGACGATCCTGAACGTAGGACATGAAAAACAACGCCCTGGCATTTGTCGGGGCGTTTTCGTTTATACATCCCGAAAGGGTTGAGACCGGATGCGCACCATTACCAAGTCGACGCACAGATCCTGCACAGCCAGAGCAAGTAGTCTCGCCCTAGCTGCTGGACGACGGGTTTGGTCGTTGGATTCGTCCGCCGATCCGCCAGGCGGCGGGGGACCCTAGGGTATTTCGGGGTATACGGGGCTGGGGACTCGCGGGATTTGGTTAGCGGACGGTTCACCAGCTTAGTGAACTGCGGTGAACAGGTGAACACCCCGTATTCATTGGGTGAACAGGACATTTCAGCATGACAGTGATCAGCAAGTCGGACTTCGCAGCACGGCGCGGCTGGGCCAAATCCTACGTTTCCAAACTGGCAAAGCAGGAACGCTTGGTTCTCACTCCGGACGGGAAGATCGATCTGGAAGCCACCGAAGCGCTGCTGGCCGAATCCGCTGATCCGAGCAAGGCCGCTGTCGCGGCTCGCCATGAAGAGGGGCGTGTTGATCGCGACGTTTACAGCCAAGTTCTGCCGAGCGCCGAAACACCTGCGGTGCAGCCCCCAAACAGAGGCCCGGACTTTCAGAAGTCCCGAGCGCATCGCGAGTACTACCTCGGGCAGTTGGCCGAGGCTGAGTTTCACAAGGTCCAAGGCAATCTGGTTGTGCGGGAAGCGGTTTCAAAAGCCGCCTTCACCGCTGGCCGCACCGTGCGCGACCTGATGTTCGGCCTTTCTCCGCAACTGGCCCCGGAGCTGGCTGCAATGACTGACCCTTGGCAAATCGAAAAACACCTGACCGGCGCATTTCGCCGCATCTTTGAGGATGCCGCCCGCATGACCACCGCTGACCTTGAACACGCCATGACCGAGAAATAGACCTATGCCCACTGGATACGCAGACGGTGCCGAGGTGTACCGCGAAGCGTATTGCCGTGGGCTTGAGCCCGACCCGGAACTCTGGGTCGATGAGTGGGCCGATGAGTACATGCGTATCCCGCGTGATACCGGTGCCGCAGAGCCCGGCCAATACCGAACGGCCCGGACACCCTATGCCCGCGAGCCCATGCGGTGCCTGTCACCGGCTCACCCCTGCAAGCGGGTGGTCACCATGGTGGCGTCGCAGCTGATGAAAACCCAGATCGCTTTGAACTGGATCGGCGCGCTGATTCACATGTCGCCTTCAAATATCCTGACGTTGCTGCCCAGCCTGAGCCTGGCGAAGCGAGTGTCAGCGCGGATCAGCAAGACCATCAATGCCACTCCGGTCCTGCGCGAACGTGTGGCCTCACCGCGCTCGCGTGACGCCCGCAACACGATGGACACCAAAGAGTTTGAAGGCGGGGCGTTGTTCGCCACCACAGCCGGTTCTGCGGCGAACCTTGCTGAGCTGTCGGCTCGGTTTGTCTATGGCGACGAGGTGGATCGCTGGGATGTGGACGTCGATGATGAGGGTGATCCGATAGAGCTGGCCGAGACGCGGGGCAGTACCTTCGGACGTAACGCCAAGTTTTACTTCTCCAGCTCGCCGACCATCAAGGGTGCTTCGCGGATCGATGACTTGTTCTCAACCAGCGACCAGCGCTACTACTACGTGCCATGCCCAACCTGTGGGCACATGCAAACGCTGGAATGGGAACGCCTGCTGTACTCGCCGGACTTCAGCACCGTGCATTACCAGTGCGCCGGGCCTGACTGCGACGTGCTGATCGAGGAGTTCCACAAGGGTGACATGCTCGCCCGTGGCGAATGGCGCTCACATGCCGACGGGGACGGTGAGACGGTGGGTTTCCACCTCAATGCGTTGTATGCCCCGCTGGGCTGGCAGAGTTGGTCATCACTGGCCAAGCAATATGAGAAGGCCAAAAAGGCTCAGGATCGCGGCGACCTTGAGCCCATGCAGGTGTTTTACAACACCCGCCTTGCCAAGGTCTGGGACAGCGCACAAGAGCAAACAAAAGCCGCCGTGCTGCAAGCCAGAGCCCTGCTGGCAGACTACGTGTTGGGCACCATGCCTGCTGGTGTTCTGTCGCTTGTGTCTGCAGTTGACGTGCAGGCTAACCGTCTCGAAATGATGGTCGTAGGTTGTGGCGAGGGCATGGAGCGCTGGATCGTCGACTTCCAAGTGATCATGGGCGATCCCGCTGATGATCGCACCTGGCTGGCTCTGGACGAAAAACTCAAAGAGCGTTACCGCCATCCCTGCGGCGTCAGCCTGGCGATCTTGGCAACTGCTGTCGACTCCGGTGGACACCACACCCACGAGGTCTATCAGTTCTGTCGCGTTCGACGCTGGCGTAATGTCTTCGCCATCAAAGGCGCAAGCAAACCCGGCAAGCCGGTTATTGCTCAACGGCCCTCGCTGGTGGATGTGACGTGGAAAGGCCAGACCGAGCGCAACGGGGCGGAGCTGTGGATGGTCGGCACCGACACTGCAAAGGACTGGATTTACAACCGCTACCACTTGGAAAGTGGGCCGGGCGCGTTGCACTTCCCCAAGGATTTGCCCGATGACTTCTTTGCCCAATGCGTCGCCGAACGCAAGGTTACTCGCTACGTAAAAGGCTTCAAACGCATCGAGTGGGTGAAGGGCAAGGCTGAACGCAACGAAGCGCTGGACTTGCTGGTGTACAGCCTGGCGATGGCGCATTACCTGGGGCTGCATCGATACGGCGAGCACGACTGGGGCAGGCTCAAAAATGCACTAGCTCAAGCCGGTCTGTTCGACGACACCGGTCACGTAAAAGCCCCTGTGGCCGAGCGCCTGAGTGTCGAGCCCAAGCCTGAACCGAAGCCGGAACCCCGACCCTCGCCTGTGGCTGTTGCCGTTCAAGCGCCGGCCCGTCCAGCCCCGCAACCCCCGCAACGCCGTGCTTCCACCAGCGGCTATCTGAAGAGACGTTGATATGGCTTACACCCAGAAGCACCTTGATGCCGTCGAGGCAGCGATAGGGCGTGGCGAAAAGATCGTGCGTTACGCAGATCGGACGGTCGAGTACCGCTCGGTTGATGAGCTGATCCAGGCTCGCGATCTGATCCGCACCAGCCTGACCAACGCTGCCGGTCCGCGCTCCCGCGTTGTCCGTCTTTACCATGGGGGCAAGGGCCTGTGAGTACTCGATACCCCACCCTGACACGTTCAGGCTTCGTACTGCCCGAGCGCATGAAGGCCAGTTACGAAGGCGCTGCCGACGGTCGCCGATCTACCACATGGGACGCACCTGATACAGGCGTCAACAGTCTGATCATGCCAGCGTTGCGCAACTTGCGTTCCCGCTCCAGAGCAGCGGTGCGCAACGATCCGTACGCGGCCAATGCCATTGATCGACGGGTCAGCAACTTGATCGGCACCGGTATCACCCCGCAGCCCAGGATTGCGGACAAGGAATTGCGCCGGATCTTTCAGGAGACGTGGGAAGACTGGGTGGATGAGTCCGATGCCGATCAGCTGACTGACTTTTACGGCCAGCAAGCCTTGATCGCCCGGACGGTCGAGCAGTCGGGCGAATGCTTTGTGCGGTTGCGCCCGAGGCGCATGGACGACGGCCTGGCGGTGCCTTTTCAGTTGCAATGCCTGGCACCCGAGTTCGTTCCGCATGACAAGTTTGAGGTGACCAGCACCGGCAACATCATCCGTGCCGGGATCGAGTTCAACGGATTCGGCAAGCGCGTGGCGTACTGGTGTTATCGCTCACACCCCAGTGACATGACCTCGCTGAACGCCGGGTACAACATGCTGGTGCGTATTCCGGCCAGCCAGATGCTGCACATCTTTGAGCCGGTGGAGCCCGGCCAGCTTCGCGGCGTACCCAGGCTGGCACCGGTGCTCAAGCGCCTGCGCAGTCTGGACAACTACGACGACGCTGTCCTGTTCCGCCAGGAGGTGGCCAACCTGTTCGCGGGTTTCATCCGTAAGCCCGCTGTTGAAGGCCCGCCGATGCTCGACCCGCTGACGGGTGCGCCTATCAAGGTTGGGGGCGATGGCTTCACGCCAATGGTTGCGTTGGAGCCCGGCACGATGCAGGAGCTGCTGCCGGGGGAGGAGGTCGAGTTCTCGACACCGCCTGATGGCGGCAACAACTACCCCGACTTCATGCGCCAGCAACTGATGGCGGCAGCTGCCGGTGCGGGGCTGCCCTATGAGTTGATGACCGGCGACATGCGCGGCGTCAACGACCGCACCATTCGGGTGGTGCTCAACGAATTCCGTCGGCGTCTGGAGCAGCTGCAGTTCAGCGTGTATGTCCACCAATTGTGCCGACCCGTCCGGGCCGCGTGGATGGACATGGCCGTGTTGTCGGGTGCCTTGCAGCTGGACGACTACGCGGCGCGTCGCCGTGAATACCTGCGCACCCGCTGGGTACCGCAAGGCTGGTCCTACATCCACCCGGTGCAGGACGTGCAATCCAGAACGATGGAAATCAACGCGGGCCTGGCCTCGCGCAGTGAGATGTGCCTGCGCACCGGTACCGATGCCGAGATCGTGGACGAAGAAAATGCCGCCGATGCGGCTCGCGCCCGTGGTCTGGGCCTCAACTACACCACCTTGTCGGCGTTCGATGAGGATCCTGACGAAAAGGAGAACCCATGAAACCGCTGTTGCCGTTTCGCATTTACAACAAGGCCCCGGTTGCCTTGGCGGTCGAGGACCAGAACTGGTACCGCATCAAGGCCGAAACCCAGGCCGAGCAGACCACCATCGAGATCTACATCTATGGCGAGATCGGCGGATGGGGCATCACGGCCAATCAGTTCATTCAGGACCTGAAAGCCATTGATGACGGCGTGTCACCCATCGTGGCGGCGTTCAACACCATCGGTGGCGACCTGTTCGACGGGTTAGCGATTCACAACGCGCTGAACCGCCTGGGGGAGCGCTGCACGGCACGGATTGATGCGCTGGCGGCCAGTGCCGGGAGCGTTGCGGCCTGTGGTGCACACCGCATGGTCATGGCCTCCAACGCCATGCTGATGATCCACAACCCGTGGACCTACACAGCCGGTGATGCCGAGGACCTGCGCAAGGTCGCCGATGTGCTGGACCAAACGCTGGAAGCCATCATCGCGGCGTACAAGGCCAAGTCGCCGGACATCGACGAGGTGGAGCTGCGGCGCATGGTCAACGCTGAAACCTGGCTCACCGCGCCAGAAGCTCTGGCACTGGGTCTGGCCGACGAAATAGGGGCAGGAGTCGAGGTCAAAGCCTGTCTGGGGCAGGGCGCTGCCATACAGCGGTTCCGGCAGACTCCAAAGGCATTGCTCGATCAGCTCAACGCCGTTGAGCCCGAGCCAGAAGAGACTGTCCCGCCAGATGACCCTGTACCAGCAGACTCGGCGGCGCTGGCCCTGATGATCACAAAAGCCTGTGGCGCGGCGGGCATAAACAACCTGATCGAGCCGCTTATCGCATCCACCAAGCTTGCCGATCACGCGACGGTGCAGGCGGCGATCACCCAGGCCAAGGGTGTGCGCGACCTTTGTGTTGCGGCTCGCTTGCCGGAGCTGACCGCCGAATTCGTCAGCGCAGGACTGGACAAGCAGGCCGTGCAGGCGCGTCTGTTTGAGAAGCTGGTCAGCAGTGGCAAAGGCTTTGAAATCGATAACAGCCTGCCGCTGCAGGACGATCCACCGGCCAAGGTCCAGGCCAAACAACCCGACCATCAAGACATCTACGCGGCCCGCAGGGCGGCGCAGGGTGGCAAGAAACCGACCTCTACAGGAGCACGTCCATGACCATCAAAATGGAGCCCATCCATGCCGGTGAATTCCTTCTCTCCGAAGGTGCCGGAAACATCTCGCGAGAGTCGATTAACGTGGCAGCCAGTGAGGCCCTGAATGCGGGCCAGTTGCTGGGCTTGCTGACCGCGTCGGGTGAGTTTGCCCCTTACGATCCGACCGCTGAAGACGGCAGCCAGGTCGCCACGGCGATTCTTTTCGCGCCGCTTCCTGAGTCCGACATCGTACGCCGTGGCCGCGCCGTAGTGCGCCTGGCAGAGGTTGCCGAAACGCTGCTGACCGGTCTGGATCTTGACGCCGAAAAGGCGCTGGCCAAGCAGTTCATCATCCTCCGCTGATCGACCTTTCGGCCACAACACCCTGATTCATTTTCGTTTATCTGACCCCGCCGATTGCGGGGTTTCGTTTTTCTGGAGAATACCCCCATGGCCGATATCGCCATTTTCGACGACGAAGCATTCAGCGTCGCGACACTCACCGCTGCCATCAACGAACAACCGTACCTGCCGGGTCGCATCAGCGGCCTTGGCCTGTTTCAGGAAGAGGGCATCGCGACCCTGACCGTGCAGATCGAAAAGGACGGCGACACCCTGGCGCTGGTCCCGGCCGGTGAGCGTGGCAGTTCCGGTCTGGTGGTCACCGGGACGAAGCGCACAATGATTCCCTTCAACACCGTCCACTTGCCGGAGCGCTTCACGATCCGGGCTGATGAGATTCAAGGCATCCGCGCATTCGGTTCCCGCACTGAACTGCAGGCTGTTCAGGACGTTATCAATACCCGGCTGGCCCGTGCCCGCCGTCAGCTCGACGCCACGCACGAGTTCCAGCGCATGGGCGCACTGAACGGCCAGGTGCTGGATGCGGACGGCAAAACCGTGCTGCTGGACATCTACACGGCCTTTGGTGTCAAGCGTCAGAGCCTGTCCATGGGCTTGAACGATGTAAGCACTGAGCTGCGTGTCAAAGCAGGCGAAGCGCTGGACATGCAAGAGGACGCGCTGGGCAGCGTCACCAGCTCCGGCTCGCGAGCGTTCTGCGGGAAGCACTTCTGGAACAAGCTCGTCGTTCATAAGTCGGTGAAAGAGACCTACCTCAACTCGGCGCAGGCGTCGGAGCTGCGCGGGGATGCCCGCGAAAGTTTTGAGTTCGGTGGGATCGTCTGGGAACGCTACCGTGGCAAGGTCGCCGGGATTTCGTTCGTGCATGACGACGAAGCACTGCTGGTGCCCGAAGGTGTGCCGGATCTTTACATCTCGGCCTTCGCTCCAGCGGACTACATGGAAACGGTCAACACGCAGGGCATCCCGTATTACAGCAAGCTGGAGCCCCTGCCGTTTGGCAAGGGCGTGGCGGGTGAAGCCCAGTCCAACCCGTTGCACCTTTGCACCCGACCTCGGGCGCAGATCCGTCTGACGCTGTAGTTATGGCGTTCCGTGACTTGATCGGGACTCTCGATGACGCCGTGTTCGATTTACTGAGCGACACGGCGTTCATTGAGGGGCGCGAGGTGGCGGGTATGTTCTCGGCACCGTGGCTGCAACCCAAGCTGGGCCGGATCAATACCGGGCTGCGCGAGCCGCACTTGGTGATTCGGGTAGCCGACGCGCAGGGCGTTGTCGAGCGGCAGCAGGTGCGCATCGATCTGCCCGTGCAGGACGGTGGTGGCACGTACACGCTGATCCGTCAGGAGCCTGGTGGCGATGCGCTGGTCACGTTGATTCTGAGGATTAACCCATGAGTGGTGGCAGCTCCTTTCGACAGTCAGCCTCGCAGGGTGTGATCACTCTGCAACCTTCGTCCAGTGATCTTGAGGGCTTCAAAGACTTCGCGGCGCTCGTGCCCAAAGCAGCTGCTGCCGCGCAACGCCGTGCGATCAACAAGACACTGCGCTGGCTGCGTACCCACATTGCCAGGGCGGTGGGGCAAAAGGAACGCATTGCCATTGGTGTCGTACGCAAGCGCTTGCGTACGTACCCGGTCACCGGAAGTGCGATGCGTGGCAAGCTCTGGTTCGGTCTCAATGCCCTTGATGCTGCCAGTATCGGGAGAGCCCGGCAAACCCGTAGCGGTGCAACCGTTGCCGGTCGGCATTATCAGGGTGCTTTCTTCAAGAAGGTCTATGGCGACAGGCCCCATATCTGGATTCGTGCTGCGAGCAAGCATTACGACGAGGAGAACTACGGTATGGACACCTCATATCGCTCTGGCTGGATTTCCGAAAATGGCGGGCGCTTTCCACTTGCCAAAATCAAGGTGTCCATCGAGGACGCCCATTCTCCTTTCGAAGAGTGGGTGAAACGGGCTGATGAGCGCCTGCTGGAGATCCTCAAGCAGGAATTCAACTACGAACTTCAGAAATACCTGAAAGGAACTGCCCGTGCCTGACCAAGCGTTCAATCTTGACTCACTGTACGAAGCCATTGAACAACACATCAGGGCCTCGATTGCCGGGCTTGAATATGTCGGCACCATGCCGGATATGCTTCAGCACATCGCTGTCCCGGCAGTGCTGATCGAACTGGTGGAGTTTGAGCCAGGCATTGATCAGGGCACCGGAGAAACCGCTTTGATTGCCCGCTTTGAAGCCCGAGTGATTGTTGGTTCGGAGCGCGAGCAATGCCAGCAGCAGGCAGCCTTCGCGGCCTCGCAACTGGCTGTGCTGCTGAGGTTGCAGACCTGGGGAATTGAGGTCGAGCCCGCCGAGTTCGTGAGAGCCGCTCAGGACTGGTCGCGTCCGGAACTGGACGGTTATGCGGTCTGGGTCGTCGAGTGGACCCAGGGCATTTACCTCGGCGAAGAGGAATGGCCTTGGCCCAATGAGCCGCCTGGCACACTGGTGTTCGCGTTCAGTCCGGACACCGGGCGTACCAACGAAAACCAGTACCAGTCGCCTGAGGACATGTGATGAGTTACGCCTCGGCTGAACATGACCGCATGCTGGCTGGCGTGGTCAAAAATTGCTACGTCGTTGCGCTGGACCTGACTGCGTCACCTCCGGTATGCCGCGTTTCGGATGGTGACTGGGTCAGCGCCTGGGTGCGCTGGCACAGCGTTGCGGCCGGCAAGGCAAGGCACTGGCGGGCACCATCGTTGAACGAACAGGGGACCTTGATCAGTGTCAGCGGTGACGTGTCGCAGGGCACGTTTATTCCGGGGCTGTATGGCAATGCCGGTGCCCAGCCTGATAACCGCGACCATGTCGAAGTCTGGCGCTTTGACGACGGCGGCTCCCTGATCTACGACTGGCAGGCCAAGACGTACACGATTGATCTGCCTGGCGGAACGGTGACGATCAAGGTCGGGGCCAGCTCGGCCGTCGTTACCGACAGTGCGATCACCGCAAAAGCTGCCACGATCACCTTGGATGGCAATGTCACGATCAGCGGAACGCTCGCCGTAGTTGGTGATATCCATGGCGGCGGGCAGATTATCGACACCGGTGGCAACACCCCTAACCACAAGCACTGACCGAGCCCGCACTGCGGGCTTTTTAATGTCTGGAGATAACCCATGGCGACCGTAAAAATTGATAAGACTTCTGTTGATCAACCGACAGCACCAATAGGCCAGGTCACACCCACGGCGGAATCAGTCACGGACGCCGTGCCTCCTCCAGCGCTCGCTGTAGCGGTGCGGACGTATCGAGACACGCTGTTCACCTCGCGCACGCTGATTCTGCCGGATGACCGCACCCTGGCTGTCGCCAAGGGCATTGCCACGGCGCAGGCAGATGACACCGTCGCGCTGGAGTACCTGCGTGCACACCCGGACCTTGAACCGCTGGAGTAATTCATGATCGGAATGGATCGCCGTACCGGTCAGCCTGTCTCCGGCCTGGCGCACCTTCGGCAGTCCATCGAAGACATTCTTGGCACTCCCGTCGGCAGCCGCCGAATGCGCCCGGAGTACGGCAGCAAGATCCGGCGCTTTGTCGACCTGCCTGTGAACGATGGCTGGAAAAGTGCGGTGCAGGCCGAGGTGGCCAGATCGCTCGGGCGTTGGGAACCTCGCCTGAGACTTGAGCGTGTCAGGGTGATTGCGGTCCTGAACGGCCAGGTCACCTTGGAAGTGCAGGGGACGTATCTGGGTGACAATGCGGTGTTGGAGGTGACGGCGTGAGCTTGATTGAACTGTCGGCGCTGCCCGCGCCGCAAGTCCTTGAGGACCTGGACTTTGAAGAAGAGTATCAGGGCGAGCTGACCGCATTTCGCGAATACATGGGTGACAACTGGAGCGCCTTGCTGGAAAGCGACCCGGTCACCAAGTTACTTGAACTGGGGGCTTACAGGCGGCTCCAGAACCGGGCGCGTGTCAACGATGCGGCAAAGTCTTTGATGCTTGCATACGCCCAGAAAGCCGACCTTGATCAGTTGGCAGCCAACGTCAATCTCAAACGTCTGGAGATACAGGCAGCGGACCCTGTTGCAGTGCCGCCTACTGCAGCTGTCATGGAAGAGGACGATGCGCTTCGGGAGCGGGTGCAGCTTGCTTACGAGGGGCTGACCACTGCTGGCCCGCGTAACAGTTACATCCTTCACGCGCGCAACGCCTCTGGTCAGGTGGCCGACGCTACAGCGGAAAGCCCAACCCCGGCGGTCGTGGTAGTTACGGTACTTGCTCTGGACGGTAGCGGTGCGGCTGCAGCGGATCTGCTGGAGACAGTTAGGCTCAACCTCAATGACGAGGATGTGCGCCCCTTGGGGGATCGCCTGACGGTTCAGAGCGCTGAGATTCTGCCTTACCGCATCAATGCTGTCGTCCACATGGTAGGGAGCGGACCTGAGACTGAGGCCACCCTGGCTGAATGCAAGAACCGGCTGGGGGCCTGGGTCAATCCCAGGAGACGTCTGGGTCTTGAGGTGGCTCGATCTGGCATTGACGCGCAGCTGCACATCAGCGGCGTCAGTCGGGTGGATCTGCAGGGCTGGACGGACATCCGCCCGACCAAGGCGCAGGCCGCCTGGTGCGAAGCGTTCACCGTGACGCGGGGTAGTTGAGATGACCAGTTTGCTCCCCCTCAACAGTTCCCCGCTTGAGCGTGCCATTGAGGTTGCCACGGATGAAGTCACGAAGATTCCCTTACGCACACTGTACAACCCACAGACCTGTCCCGCGCACCTGCTCTATCACCTTGCGTGGGCCTGGTCGGTAGACCGCTGGGATGAAGCCTGGTCTGAGCCGGTAAAGCGGGCAGCCATTGCCGCGTCGTTCTTCATCCATGAACGCAAAGGGACGATCGGCGCAATACGCCGAGTGGTTGAGCCGCTGGGCTACCTCATCGATGTCCTGGAGTGGTGGCAGACCGTACCTGAGGGAATTCCCGGTACTTTTGCGCTCAAGGTGGGGGTGCTGGACACCGGCATCACCGAGGAGATGTATCAGGAACTGACGGCCCTGATCGATGACGCCAAGCCTGTTAGCCGTCACATGCTGGAACTGGCCATCAGCCTTGAAACGACCGGCCGTTTCTACCTCGCCGCTTCGGTCTCTGAAGGCGACGAAATCGATGTTTACCCACCTGTGCCGCGTGACATTGAAGTCTCGGGGCATATGGGGCTGGGTGGGCGTGAAACCACTATCGATACTCTGGATGTCTTCGCATGATCGATCAGACTTCGCAATTCTTTGCCACCCTGACCAATGTCGGTGCGGCCAAGCAGGCCAACGCCGATGCCCTCGGCGTGCCTTGGAAAATAGCTCAAATGGGTGTGGGGGATGCCAATGGCACCGACCCTGTGCCCGATGCTTCACAGAAAAAACTGATCAACGAACGCCGCCGTGCACCGCTCAATCAGCTCAAGGTTGATCCAGCCAACAACGCGATCATCATCGCCGAGCAGGTTATCCCGGCAGAGGTAGGCGGCTTCTGGATTCGTGAAATTGGCTTGTACGATACGGAAGGGGATCTGGTGGCGGTTGCGAACTGCGCGCCGTCCTTCAAACCTTTGCTGGCACAGGGATCTGGGCGCACGCAGATCGTGCGCATCAACCTGCTGGTCAGCAATACCAGCAACGTCGAGCTGCGCATTGACCCAACGGTTGTGCTGGCCTCGCGTTCCTTTGTGGACCTGCGGATTCAGGAAGAGCTTTCCAGGCTCGACAATAAACAATCAGTTCGTGCGGCCACGACCGGCCCGGTTGTCCTCACCGGCATCCAGACGGTCGATGGCGTTGCGCTCGTCGCAGGCGACCGGGTACTGGTGAAAAATCAGGCCATCGGCAAAGACAATGGTTTGTACTCAGTGGTCGCGGGTGGTGCCTGGTTACGCGTTGTTGACGCGGATGTGAGCGTGGAGGTGACACCTAACCTGATGGTCAGCGTCGAGCAGGGTGACGCGTTGTTCGACACGCTCTGGCAGTTGACGACAAACGCGCCAATTACCCTGGGTACGACTGCGCTGGCGTTCGAGCAAGTGGCAGGTCCGACTGGCGTTCTGCCCGGAACTTACAACCGGGTCACGGTAGACCGGCGCGGCCTGGTGATGGCCGGTTTCAACCCGACCACCCTGGGCGGTTACGGGATCGCTGATGCTTACAGCAAAACGGAAATTGATGCGCGGGTGGCGGCGTTGCAGCCCAAGCTCGGGTTTGTTCCCGTGCAGCAGGGCACTGGCGCGGGCCAGTTGAACAATCAGGTCAGGCTCGGCTGGTCGGGTAGCGGGCTTAAGGCGGCGGTCGACAATACCGATTTAGGCAATCTCTGGTATTCGGGCAACTTTGATCCGGCCACCAAGGCCAACGTAGGCAGCACGTTGTTTGCTTACGGCATTACCGATGCCTACACCAAGGCTGAGGTTGACCAGCGAGTGTCCGAGCGGGCTTTAAGGGCAGAGGTCTATGCCAAAGCCGACGTTTACACCAAGGCTGAAACCGATGCTCGGGATTCGCAACGGCCGCTGGCGGACAGCATCACGAACATTGGGCTTGCGGCCAACGACCCTGCGTCGCCCTATATGCGCCGCGCCAGTGACAACACGACGTATTTTCTTCAGACAAAGCTTGGCTTTGTTCCTGTCCAGCAAGGCACGGGTGCAGGCCAGTTAAACAACCTGATCAAGATCGGATATACGTCCGCAGGTCAGGTTAAGTTGGCGGTCGATAACACGGACTTCGGGAATCTCTGGTATTCCGGCAACTTTGATCCGTCCAAAAAAGCCAACGTCGGCAGCACGTTGTTTGCTTACGGCATTACCGATGCCTACACCAAGAATGAAACAGACGCTCGTGATATGGAGCGGCCTCTAAAAACTGAGGTTTATGCCAAGGCCGATGTTTACACGAAGTCTGAAACTGACACACGTATTTCGACACGGCCTGTAGCTGACTCAATCACGCATGTAGGCTTTGCGGCAGATAATGCAGCAGTGCCTTACATGCGTCGCGCTGCCGACGGTGCAGTTTATTACTTGGTCAGCGACCTGAATATCGGAGCAAAAGTTGCGGCGCAGGGGCTTACCGGCATTGGGCAATACGCATTTGCGCGAGTCATTACCGCCTACGGAAATTCAATTAACCAGGGCACTTCAGTACCTGGCTCCAACCTTATTTTCAGTTCCACCGCTGTGGGTGATGGCACGAGCAGTAACTCCGGTGCTATCGCTATAGGTGTTTGGCGCGCCCATGGCGCTTTCAACAATACAGAGCGCACGCTCTTTCAACGAATCCAGTAGGTTTAACCATGTCCAACGTATTAAATGCCCGCAATCCGCACTGGTCTTCTCAGGCCCGCGCTACCATCGAATTGATGGTGGTTTTCGAGGGGCTGGAGGAAACACATGGGGAGTTACCGTTCACGGCGTCTCCCCATGATCCTGAGTCCCACGGTGTAGAGCTGTACGAACGAGCCTTGGCGGGTGAGTTTGGCACGGTTCAAGACACGCCGATTGAGCTGGTGCGTGTGCAGGTCATGTGCGCTCGTGGCGACCGTTCGGCTGCGGCCACTGCCCGTATTGACGAGCTGGTGAATCAGTACGAGGAGTTGCAGGACGCCGTGTCACTGGATATGGCGACCGACGACCAGCGCAAAGCGCTGCCCGCTGTCAGGGCTGAGATTGATGCGTATCGTCTGTATCGCGTGCAACTCGGCCAGTTGGATACGAAGGCTGGCTACCCGCTGGACTTTGAATGGCCTACGCCACCTGCGAATCCGTTCGTGTACGAGCCGCCCGAGCCGGAAGCTCCTGCGCAGGACGTCAGCGACGACGATCAGCAAACCATCTAACGCCCCGCACTGACGGGGCGTTTTCTTACCCGCTATTCGCATTCCACCAATAACCCCGCTGATCGGGGTTTTTTCATTTCTGGAGATCGTCTTATGAGCTTCTTTCACGGCGTGACGATGACGGCCGTCGACACGGGCGCACGCACTATTTCGCTGCCCACATCCTCGATCATCGGTCTGGTCGATACGTTCACCGAGGCTCCGGCCAACAGCGCCAAGGTCAACGACCTGGTGCTGATCACTTCCGAGCGTGAAGCCATTGCCGCGTTCGGCCCTGACTCGGCGATCACCAAAGCCTGTCAGGCGGTCTACGTGCGGGCCAAGGCGGTGATCGTTGCGTGCGGCGTTGCCAAACTGGACGATGCAGCCTTGCAGACCTCCGCCATCATCGGCGGTGTCAAAGCCGATGGCACACGTACCGGGCTCCAGGCACTGCTCGACGGCAAGAGCCGCTTCAATGCCCAGCCGCGGCTGCTGATCGCGCCCAAGCACAGCTCGATTCTGGCGGTCGGCACCGCTATGGCTGCATTGGCAGACAAACTGCGGGCGCTGCCGATCTTCGATGGCCCCAACACCACAGACGAAGCAGTCATGGCGTATGCCAAGAACTTCGGCGGCAAGCGCTCTTTCATGGTCGACCCCGGTGTCCAGTACTGGGATACAGCGGCCAGCAAGACAATAGATGCGCCGGGCTCCGCCTGGGTGGCAGGCTTGTTCGCCTGGACCGACGCGGAGTACGGTTTCTGGGCCTCGCCGTCGAACAAAGAGTTCGTGGGCATCACGGGCACCAAGCGGCCCATCGAGTTTCTGGACGGTGATGAAACTTGCCGGGCGAATCTGCTCAACAACGCGAACATCGCCACCATCATCCGCGACGACGGCTATCGCCTCTGGGGCAACCGCACGCTCAGCAGCGATCCCAAGTGGGCGTTCGTCACCCGCGTGCGCACCATGGACATCGTTATGGACGCGATTCTCTATGGGCATAAGTGGGCAGTAGACCGCTCGATCACCGCGACCTACATCAAGGACGTTACTGAGGGCCTGCAGGCGTTCATGCGTGACCTGAAAAATCAGGGTGCGATCATCAACTTTGAAGTGTTCGCGGACACCGAGCTGAACACGGCCAGCCAACTGGAGCAGGGCAAGGTGTTCTGGAACATTCGATTCACCGACGTGCCACCTGCCGAAAACCCCAACTTCCGCGTTGAAGTCACCAATCAATGGCTGACCGAAGTACTCGACTCTGCCGCTTAAGGAGCTGCAACGATGGCAATGATTCCCGAAACACTGAGCAACCTGAACCTGTTCGTGGACGGTGTCAGCTTCCAAGGCGACGTTTCCAGCCTGACCCTGCCCAAGCTGACACTCAAGACTGAAGAGCACCGTGCCGGTGGCATGGACTTGCCTGTCGAACTCGACATGGGCATGGAAAAGCAGGAAGCCAACTTCACCACCACGGGCGTGCGCCGTGAGTCCTTGAAGTTTTTCGGCCTGGCAGATGGCACTGCGTTCAACGGCGTATTCCGTGGTGCATTCAAGGGCCTGAAAGGCAAGGTCACCCCGGTCGTTGTCACATTGCGTGGTCGGCTCAAAGAGGTCGACATGGGGGACTGGAAGCCCGGTGACAAGTCCGAGATCAAACATGCGGTCGCGCTCACCTACTACAAGTTGGAAGTGGATGGCCGTCTGATCTACGAGATCGATGCGCTGGGCATGAAACGGGTTATCGACGGTGTCGACCAGCTCGCTGCAGAACGTTCGGCCCTCGGCCTCTGATAGAAGGAAATTCCTGTGTCTCAAGCAATTACCAAACCGAGCTGGATGACTCTGACGGCCGACAGCGTTTCGGTGAAGCTGTCCAGGCCTGCCGAGGTCAACAGCGTTCAGGTGGACACCCTGACCCTGCGAGCCCCGACCGTGCGAGATGTGCGTGCTGCGCAAGCGGCGTCAAACGGTGATGCTGAACAGCGGGAGATCAACCTCTTCGCTTCGCTCGCCGAGGTGGGCGGCGGTGATCTGGAGCGGCTGCCGCTCAAGGACTACAACCGCCTGCAGGCGGGCTATTTTCGTCTGGTGCAAGACGACGAGCTTTGAGCCTGCACTTCAGAAGCTGGCAGCCAAGCGGCTTGCAAAAGAGCTGGGCTTCTCGTCGGCGGAAATCATGTCCATGTCTTTCTCGGACATGATCTGGTGGCTCACGGACTGAGCCCATCCCAACATCTGAGGTGAGTGATGGCGAACAATCTGGCATTAGGGCTGGTGATTGGCGGCTCTGTCAGTTCCACCCTGGGTTCGGCCTTCAGTACCGTCGAAGGCCGTATCAAGAAGCTGGAGCAACAGGGTAGCCAGGCCAAGGTGTTGAGAAACACCATCGGCGAAACCATGCGCCTGCGTGATGAGTGGAAGAAAGCGCATGACAGCGGCGCGGCGTCGGCCTCTGGTTTGCTGCGCAAGCTTGAGAACAATCTCGACACCCTTCGTAAACAGGGTGTGCAGGTCGGTAAGCTCAGGCAGGAATATCAGTCCCTTGACCGTGTGGCCAGAAGCATGGACCTCAAGGTCAAGGGGCACCAACAGATCGAGCAGGGCAAGGCCGGGCTTAAGTCAGGCATCGGCACCGCCGTCGCGGGTGTCGGCGCATTGGCCGTACCGACCAAGATCAGTGCCGACTATCAGGCGATCATCCGGGACATCGCGATCAAGGCCGGTGTGGCCAACAAGCCGCAGGAAGCGGAGCTGACCACCTCGGTGATCAAGACTTCGCAAGACACGGGCATGGCGCGCAATGACGTGGCTGACCTGGTCAACAAGCTGGTCGGTGCAGGCATGAGCCTGGACAAGGCGCTGTCCTACGCGCCGGTGGCTGCGAAGTTTGCGGTCGGGCAGGGGGCCAGCGGCACCGATACGGCCAACATGATTCAGGCGCTGCAGCAAAACGCCAAAATAACCGACCCGAAAATGATGGAAAAAGCCCTTGAGGCCGTCGCCATGCAGGGCCAGGCGGGTAGTTTTGAAGCCAGCGACATGGCGAAGTGGTTTCCGCAACTGCTTGCAGGTATGGGCAAGCTCGGTGTTACGGGCATGGACTCGGTGAGCCAGCTCGGCGCGATGCTGCAGGTGCAGATGAAAACAGCTGGCGGCTCGGATGAAGCGGCCAACAACCTGAAAAACTGGATGGAGAAGATAGGCTCCACCGACGTGGTGAAGTCGTACAAGGACGTCGGTATCGATTATCAGGGCTCGCTGAACACGGGCATCCAAAAGGGCATGTCGACGCTTGAGTCCAGCTTTGCACTGGCTCAGCACTACATCGAAAAGACTGACCCTGAAAAAGCCAAAAAAATGAAGGAGGCCACGGCCAAGATCAGCAAGGAAGCTGATCCGAAAAAAGCGAAGGAAATGCTGGATTCGCTGGAGCAAGCACTGCGTACCGGCGATCTGTTCGCCGACATGCAGGTGAAGGCCGCGCTGACGGCTTACTCGCAGAACCGTGGCATGTACGAACAACTGAAAAAGGACGCTCAGAACGCTTCAGGGATTCTCGACAAGAACTTGGCCGAGCGTCGTGGTACATCGTCGCAGATCTGGGCCGAGACGTTCCAGGCGGTCAACGACTCGATGCGCAGCATTGGTGACGCGATCCGACCTGTCACCGACGCCGTTGCGAAAGGGATCACGGCAACGGCCAAGGAATTTACAGCGCTCTCCGATACCTCCAAGCCGGTGGTGCTGGCCATCGCCTCAATCGGTGCCGGGTTGCTGGCACTGAAGTCTGCTGCCGGGGTGTTCAAAATCGGCAAAGGGCTGCTCAACATTGGGCGTGGTTCTCTGGGCGGCAACCCGAACAAAGTCCAGAAAGTCTTTGTGACCAACTCTGGGGACACGGATGACAAACCAGAGGGCAAAGTCGGTGCGGTCAAAGGGCTGCTGGAGACGGGCCTCAAGGCCTTCAAGGGCAAGGATAAAGCCAAGGGCCAGGACAAAAGCAAGACTCAGGACGGCGACAAGGAAAAGCCAGACGGTGGCGACGATGAGTCGGACGAGGGTGGCAAGACCGGGTTTGATCCTGTCGACACCGGCCTGAAGATCCTCGATCTGTTCGGCGAAGGCAGTAACGACGGCGACGGTGCAAAAGGTGGCGGCAGCAGCTCGGAGCCGCAGAAAGTCTTTGTCGTCAATGCCAACGCCTTTGGCGGTGGTTCAGACGCACCGGGTGATCAGCGTCGGTCTCGACGCGGCCGCCGCCGTGGCGGAGCGGGTGGCGCTGGTAGTCGTCGTGGTGGACCGCCTATGCCACCAAGACCACCTGTTCCTCCTCCACCTCCACCAGTGCCTGCTGGTCGGTTGGCGCGGATGGCTGGAGCTGCCGGGAAGTTGGGCGGTCTTGCCAAGGTGGTTCCAGGTGCCAAGTTTCTGGACGCGGGCATGCTGGCGCTGGACACGTACCAGAATGCCGAAACTCAGGACGAGAAAGCCGAGGGCTACGGCGGCGCGGCCGGAGGACTGGCCGGCGCGCTGGCGGGCGGTGCGGCAGGTGCAGCTATTGGCTCCATTGTGCCCGTTGTTGGCACCGCCATCGGCGGGTTGGTAGGTGCATTTCTCGGAGGCATGGGTGGTCAGGACGTCGGCGGCTTTCTGGGCAAAGCGCTGTTTGGCTCAGACGACAAAGCTGAGGCTGTTGCTGACAAGTCGGGTGATCCCAAACCGTCGGCTGCGCCTGGCGATGTGGTTAAAGCGATGGCGGCGGTTGGGCCACCCCAGGCGTTACCTGCTGTCATCAAAGCTGCCGAGCAAAGCAAGGCCGAGCCCGCGAAGATAGATCAGCAATTCACCTTCTCGCCGAACATGCCCGTTAGCGTGCAGGGTGATGTGAAGGATCCGGCACAACTGGCACGAGAGATCGCACCGTTTCTGCAGCGCCAATTTGAAGAGTTCAGTCGGCAGGCGGCTGCCCGTCAATTGTTTGATGCCCCACACGTGGGGTGAGGAAAGGTCATGGCCTATGCAGAACAACTGCAGTCGTCGTTGAAGTACTTGGTTACCGCAGGGGAGGTAGGACGCCGGAGTCTGGATGACATGGTTGGCCCCTTGAATGGGGCCATCGGCGATATCACCGGGGCGGCTTCAGAGCTGGAGAACATCCCTTTCATCGGTCCGGCCATAGGCGCGAAGTTGCAGCGCACCATGCGTGGCATCAATGTCGCGCAGGCAAAGGTCGGTCAGGTGGTGGCGATGTACGGGCGTGCGACCAGCGCGGTTTCCCAGGTGCAAGAGCGCATTGGCACACTGAAAGAACAAGCGTCCAAGGCAAGTGCGGCAATCAATCGGGTTGCGGGGAAGATCAGCCCGTCTCTGGGCAACATCGTGCCCACCGGCAGTTTTGCCTCGCAGACCACACCGGCTCCGGAAGCGGTAAAGCCGTTTCCGCACCTGTTGATTATTCAGCCGCTCAAGCCCGAGGCGCAGCCTTACTACTTCAATCTGGACACGGCGGCATTTGACGAACTGCGTCGGCAGACCGCGTTCCGCTGGGCCGGGCAAGAACGTCTGACACGCAGCATTGCGCAACAGGCGGTTGGGCTCGGTGACGACAAGCTGAGTTTGAAAGGGTCCATCTTTCCGGGCTTCAAAGGCGGGCTCAAGCAACTGAACACGCTACGCAGCATGGGTCGTAATCTGCAGCCGCTCAGCCTGACGACAGGCTACGGCGAGGTGTTGGGCAACTGGTGCCTGCTGAGTGTGGATGAAGAACAGAGCAACCTGCTGGCTGGGGGCATCCCTCGCAAGCAGGGCTTTTCATTGGAGTTTGTGAGCTATGGCGACGATCTGCAGAACCTCTGATGGGGACCTGCTCGACACCCTGTGTCAGCAGTATTACGGGCACCTGAGCGGCAGCGTCGAAGCGGTGCTGAATGCCAATCAAGGCCTGGCAGATGAGCCGCAACCTTACCGGGCTGGCGTGCAGATCCTGCTGCCGGATCTGCTCACCCAGACCGAGGAGGTCATTCAGCTCTGGGGCTAGCGACAGCCGGTTCACATCCAACTTTTATCAACACTCGGCGGCGGATTCTGGTGAATCTGCCATGCCTTGCTATGGCTATTAAGAAGGTCTCATGAAGCCTGCATTCCGAATCGTTGCAGACCGCACCGACATCACGGCCCTGATCAATGATCGTTTGTTGCTGCTTCGGACAAGTGACAAGCCAGGCATGGAGTCTGATGAGTTTGAGCTGCGCATCGACGACCGTGACGGCGCGGTCTCTTTACCTTCACGCGGTGCAGACATCGAGATTTACCTGGGTTACGAAGGGCAGCCACTGACGCGGCTGGGGCTTTACACCGTGGATGACATTGAGTTGTCCGGGCCTCCCGATACCTTGGTCATTCGCGGCAAGGCCAGCGATATGCGTGGCAGCGGCAGGACCACTCGTTCCGGCAGTTGGGAGGACGTCTCGCTGCAGCAAATCGTGAACGATGTCGCGACACGAAATAGCTGGAAGCCTGTGTGTAACGTCGCAACGAAAGTCCCCCGTGCTGATCAGCTTGACGAGTCGGACTACAACTTCATTACCCGGCTGGCCAAGAAGCACGACTGCACCGCAAAAGTCGCGGACGGCAAGTTGTTGGTACTGCCACGCCAAGGCGGTGAGAGTGCGAGCGGTAAGGCGTTGGGCATTGTGACGATTCAGCGGCATGACGTAGCGCGCTGGCAGTTTCGCCTGAGTGACAAGACCACGCAAAAAGCCGTGCAGACCAAGCATCAGGACAAGAAAACGGGAAAGCTGAAGGTGGTCGAGCTGACCAACGATCAGTCACCTGACGGCCTGCCGCCTGTTCACACCGACCGCCACATCTACCCGAACAAATCTGCTGCTGAGCAGGCAGCGAAGGCGCGCCTTGCCGCGTTCAATCGCAGCACCGCTGGCGTTCGCCTGGAAATGGCCGGGCGTATCGACCTGTTCGCCGAGCGGATGGTCGACGCTCAGGGCTTCAAGGTCGGTCTGGATGGCGAGTACCTGGTCGACTCGGTTGAACAAGTATTTACCCAGTCCGGCTGGACCACCACGGTGGAGTGCAACGGCGGCAAATCCGGCAAAGCCAAAGCGAAGGGCAAGAAAAAGAAAGAGAAGAAACCGGTCAAGGTTGTACAGCTTTAACCGAGTGTGTAAGTTGAAGTCTTATAGCGAAAAATTGAGAGTGAGGGTGAAGCACCATGTCATAAATAAAGTGTTAAAGCCCCTTTGCCCGTTGTTGTGCAGAAGGGGCTTATATTTTCTTGTGACCTTAGGGTGTTGTAAGTTCTACTTTAAAGTCAAATTTAAAGCCGGAGTTGGGTATCAAGCTGCCTATGAGTATTGATGAAGGAGGTCGCTCGCTAAAAACAAGGTATGCAGAGCTGGAAGAGGTGATCGCATTTTCAGTGCTATAATAGTTATATGCCTCGCCTTCAACGCTCAATTCCCCAGCTTTGACTCCATACTGGACTGTACTTATATGTTGGCTATCTGCAGGTCCAACTCCCCAGTGGGACGGCTGTGGACCATTTTTTGGAATCGCGATTAACCATGGCGAAACACTCCCGAATCTTGGACGTATCTCAAAAGTCCCGCTAGTCTGATCTTTACTTGGATGTATTTTCCAGATATATCGCGATACTTCTTTTTTTGTCCGACCAGTAGGGCTGCCTATAACTCCAGATCGTATCTCTTCCCTCCAGTCGGGCGAGTCTAAACTAACGCAAAGTCTAACTCGTAGCGCAGGCGGGATTTCATTGAAGGAGACTCCGTGCAAAATCCCAATCAATGGAAACTCTTCGCTCTTTTCTTTAAGCGTTCTGTCAATGGCGTACGCTAGCTCTTCTCTGCACGGGGCGCTGGCTAAACTCTCTGCCGTAATCAGATACGCCCATGCTTTAATCTGTGGGCTGTTGATATTGTCTGCTATTTGGTCCCATAGCCGTCTTCCCGGTATGAGAGCTATTTTGTCATAAGACGTTGATACTCCGGAATCCTCTAATTCTTGTGCTAAATAATCGAAGTCACCGTCTTTGTTGTTATCCCAAGCATATGTGATCCACAGTTTACCGTCGGTCATAGAGATTACTCTGGAAGTCGAATGCAAAATATAGATCGCGTTGGTCGTTTTGCAACCTGCCAGCTCATTTTTTTAACGCTAAAACTAAAGGAAAATCTCAATGTCAATAACCACTCGGCAATTGCTGCATATCCTTCCAAACGCCAGCTCCCGAGCTGGCGTTTTTGTTCCTGTCCTAAACGTTGCGATGAGCAAATACGCCATCGTCACCAGATTGCGCATAGCTGCATTTCTGGCGCAGTTAGGGCACGAGTCCGGGCAGCTCCGCTACGTGCGCGAACTGGGCAGCGATCAATATCTCGACAAGTACGACACCGGGCGGCTGGCTGAACGTCTTGGTAACACGCCAGAGGACGATGACGACGGTCAGTTGTACCGGGGCAGGGGGCTTATTCAGGTTACCGGGCGAGACAACTACGCCGCGTGCGCAGAGGCATTAGGGCTGGATCTGCTCAAACATCCCGAACTCTTGGAGCGTCCAGAGCATGCAGCTATGTCGGCAGGTTGGTTCTGGCACCGAGCCGGGCTCAATGCCTTGGCGGATAAAGGGGACTTCCTGACGATCACCAAACGCATCAATGGCGGCACCAATGGTCAGGCAGATCGGCAAATGCTCTACGAGCGTGCCTTGAAGGTTTTGGTCTGATCGAGCTATGGGCCATTCAGGCCACTACAGAACGAGTTACTGCAGCAGATTGAAAAAGAGCGACCAGTCGAGATGCGTCAACATCGCGGCTGGTCACCGTTCCCGCAGATTGCCCCTGCAAGTCCAGCCAAGGCTCTCGCTTCGTGCACAAAGCGAAGCGAGCCTAGCACCTGTTCATATATACAGTAAAGGTCTTGCTTTCT